GCCTTCCTTTCGTGCAGAGATGCACTATGTTTTTGGTTGGTCACTTAGGAGGAACTTTCACATGGTTTTGAAGACAGGGGCCTTAAAGGTCAAAACGCGATCTATTCCGACTCGGATTACGTCGAATCCCCCGTCGCAAGAATACAATGCGGCGGGGGTTCCACAAGGATCCCCTTTCGGAGGCGGCAATGTAACCGTCTTCGAAAATTCGGAACGGATAGCGTATACCACTCTACCGAAATCTTTGCGATCTCGGTCGAATGCCTGTGATCATGTGAAGATTACCGATTACTACAGTAGCCCTAATTGCGCACATGTTACAGTGCGCAATAAGTCTCCCCATCATCTCGATGGGTGGTACGTGGACTACGGTACGTTTCACGATAATCTTGTTCGCGCGTCTGGTAAGGCATTTGGATATACCGGGCTTGGGATAAGCGAAAGCTTACCCTATCCCGGCAATCCCTTGTCTGATATGAACGGAGTCTATAATGACCTCCGTCCAGATCTAACAGAACTCTCCTTGCCCAATTTCCTTTTGGAGTTGGACGATGTGCAGAAGTTCTGGAAACAATACAAACGCGCCGCTGGGCTCATACGGAAAGCCGTGAGAGCTCAACGAATTCCTAAGGGGAGCACTGGTAAGCAGTTAGCTGGGGGTCACCTCGGCTATGAATTGGGAATTAAGCCATTGCTTTCCGATTTGGAAGCAATGAGCTCGATTCTCACTTCGCTGATACAGAAGCTTCGTGATTTTAATGATCGCTGCGGTAAGATTTCTACTAACCGCAGAACCATTACTAACACGGTCACAACCAAATCGGGGACAGGCAACTATGCGGGGTTAACTACACACCCGCAACGTTGGACAGCTGTCTATGAACTTCACAAGACAGCTGGACTTACTTACATGCCTCTCCCTTTGGAGATAACAGGTAAGTACCTGCCAATACTCAGAGTACTGCTGGATGCAGTGGGCTTTGAGCTAAATGCGGCTATCGTATGGGACGCAGTACCATTTTCCTTTGTCGTTGATTGGTTCTTCGACATTGGATCGTGGTTAGAGCGTCACAAGCACGATACCCTGGAACTCCCGATTAAGTACGTTGACTCTTATATTCAATGTACTCAGGACGTAAATATCAGCTCCACGTTGATTTATAATGTCAATGACATTATAACTCTATTTGGACGCGTGACCTGTCCGACCTGGATACACCACAAGAAGCGTTTCATGCGCATTCCTGTGGCCCCAGATGAACTCACATTCACGAGTTCCGGCTGGTCATTACCAACACTAAACCAAGCGAAGTTGTTAGTTTCACTTGGTACTGTTCTAAAGTAATTTCCATTACCATGAACTTTTTTGGGGCTTAGAAATAAGCTTCTTAACCAACCATCAGTTTGCACTGATGGCGCACCCCTCGTTGGGGAAGAGCGTCTAAACCTATGTTAGCAGATACTCAATCACTTTCCAAGGATACCGCAACCGATGTCGACACGAATTTAACTGTGTTCGTCAAACGGTATGCGGATTCCGACAAGTCTGTTCTCTCCGTGGCGGGTCTAACCCTGCCAGAAGAGAAGAAACTTACAATATCTCACGATATTGGGAAAGGTGGTGAACAGCGTCATTTGGTGCGCAACGACCGAACGGTTGTTGACGCCTTTGGCGTGGCGGCGACGGGCAGTGTTCATATTGTCTTTACCCGCCCACCGAACACAGCGTTGACAAACGCCATCATGATCGAGATTACCAATCAACTGATTGATTTTCTCATCGAAGGTGGCGCAAATGCCAACGTGACTGCCGTTCTGAACAGCGAGGTCTAAATTCCAGACCTTTCTGTTTTGAGTGGAGTAGCGGACTAGGCATGATACGTGGTGTTGTGTCGAGTAACCTGGTAAGCACTAGGGATGCTCTTGGAGGATTGCCGTGATAAACGGTGACCTGAAAAGCCTTCTGCTTTTGTGGCAGAACCTAGCGCGTAACCATCGCTACAGCAGCTTCACCTCTAAACGCGATTTAGATTGCGTTGAGGAGAGAGTTGCGAACGAGGGGTTACCGTTTCTAACAGTGGCTTTGCCTGAATTGGGCAAAGCGCTTGATACCTTCCATGCAACAAATACATGGCAAGGCTGCCCGTCATTTGCAAGTGACGAGTATGGCGACCCTATGTTTCTTGGGGCCGCTATCAAGTCTGCTAAGAAGGGTAACTCAGTTGCCGTAGATTGTGTAAGACAACTGTCCTACATTTTCTATAAACTGGAGGTACCACATGAGGAAGCCCAGATCGAGGAATACACGCGTCGTTTCATTCAAAACGATGCTAATATCCTCGATACTGATTTATCTTGCAGCACGGAATGGAGCTATATCGGATCCACTTATGGATCTGGTAAAACCCGTCCTCCGTGTACTACTGCTCGATTAGTCAGTGAGATGGCGGGCTTGATCGCGAGAATTCTGTGTAATACAGATCCTCTCGATATCAGGCCATGCCATGGCAGCGGTGCAACCGCCTGCCATACTCCTAATCATAAAAAGTGGGAGAGCTTAAGGTATTACCCTAAACTCGACGCCGTTTATGATTACTCCACTTACTTCTTTTTCAATTCAACTCATCTGGTTGATGAGATGGAAGTGCTGGAGAGAGCTTCTGAATGTGAGCCTCGGGCACGTGTTTGTTTCGTGCCCAAGGATTCCAGAGGGCCTAGAGTCATATCATGCGAACCTGCTGAATTAATGTACATCCAGCAGGGACTCATGAGAAAACTCTATAACACTTTGGAAACCAACCACCTTACACGAGGTCAAATTAATTTTATTGACCAAAGCGTCAATCAGGAGTTAGCGCGTACCGGCAGTATTTCGAACCGGTTAGCAACTCTTGATTTGTCTGACGCATCTGACTTAGTCTCACTCGACTTGATTCGGAGGGTTTTCCCCTCGAATTGGGTTGAGTGCCTCGAAGCATGTCGCTCCGAGGAAACGGCTTTGCCAAACGGTTCAGTGGTTAAACTAAACAAGTTTGCCCCTATGGGCAGTTCTTGTTGTTTCCCAGTTGAAGCACTCGTCTTTTGGGCGTGTGCGCAGGCAACAATACGTCTACTGTTCGGTGTTAAAACCGCTGCAGTTTACGTTTACGGTGACGACATAATCTGTGATTCCCGTTATGCTGAGGGAATCATGGTGGGACTAGAAGCGATCGGTCTCAAGATCAATCGCTCGAAGTCATATGTGGCAGGACCTTTCCGAGAATCTTGCGGAGGTGATTATCATAATGGTTATGATGTAACCCCAATAAGAGTCCGGAAGTTTCTGTCAAGGGTCGGTACAGGCTTAGACACGTGCGCTGATTTGGCGAATAGTTTCATTGCCAAGTTTGGATACGAGTCCTCTCATTCAATCATTCGTACGATTGAAGAGGAGGTAGGCTTTGTATTTCCGCGATCTACTTTGGGTCTTCCTTTAACCCTGGTATCCGCGGACGCGGCGGTCAATGATGTTCTCTTCCATAGGAGGTACAACAAGTTCCTCCAAAGATTTGAACATCGAGTCCTCCAGAGTACGGCTAATGTATTACAACGCCGGCCACCAGATTGGTGGGAGCTTCTAAGGAAGGAGCTCTCTCGGGAGAGAACCGAGGTTAAATATCCATACGAGCATCGTTTTAGTGTTATAGATGCTTGTGCGGTCCCCGGTTCGTACGTGGATGTCCACTCCACCCGTAAAAAGTGGGCGTGGTGTTGGCTTGGTTAAGCCAACGCGTTAAACTCTAAGAGTTTAACATGGGGGGCAACGTTCCACATTTCGAAGGAACAAAATGCAGCTCCGGCTCATCTTCCTCGTCCTCCTCCTCCTCGTCCAGCATGGGCCCACCGCCTCCGCGTGACGCGCGCTCCGCTCACTCGTCCGGCAGCAGCAGCGGCAGCAGCGGCGATCACTCGCGTGGTACGCATCGG